TACCAAGTTATGAACAAGTTGCAGAATGGCAACATAATACAACTGCTATTCCCGGGCAGGTACGAGTGCTTGCAGATATCTGTAAGTATCTTGCACAAGAAACAGGGAACCAGAACGGAATTTACTGGAGTGTTGAAAACAACGGTATCGGCGAAGCAGCACTTCTCGTTATAAACGATTTTGGTGAAGAGAATATTCCAGGTCTATTTGTGAGCGAACCAATCAGAAAAGGACACGTCAGGAAATTCCGTAAAGGTTTTAATACTACACACGGCAGTAAAATTACTGCTTGTAGTAGACTTAAAACTATGATTGAAAATGATAAAATGATTTTGCACAGTAAGCCATTTATATCTGAGCTTAAAAACTTTGTGGCAACTGGTAGTAGTTATCAAGCAAAGGCTGGTCGAAGTGATGATTTAATTAGTGCTACGCTATTAGCAATAAGAATGATGGCGGTATTAAAAGATTGGGATCCTAGAATCTATAACACGTTTACACAAGCTGAAAATATGGAAGATTACGATGCACCAATGCCAATCTTCATAAGCACAAACTATTGATAAATATATTACAATGAAAAATTTAGATCTAATAGCAGAAGAACTTTTTAATAAAATACGTGGACGGTTTCCAAGTGTTACGTTAGGTGACGGCGAAGGCAAAGTTACTAACGTTCCTACAGATGCACGATTCTTTGATTTTGATTACAAAGAAGGTGCTGCAAACTTAGGAAAAATTAGCATAAGTTTATCTGAAAAAAGTGTTGAAATTATGTACAGTGATAGTTTTGTTTCAGAACAAGACGAAATTACAAAACAAAATTGGTACAATTTTCTAAAGGAAATTAGACAGTTTAGCAAGAAAAGATTAATGACGTTTGACACTCGTAACATAAACAAGTCAAACCTCGACAAAAGAGATTATAAATTTTTAGCACAAAATCGCGGAGAAGAAACAATGAGTGAATCAAAGATGTACGGAACAAACCGTGTGAGCTATCAAAAGGTTGATGGAGCAAGAATAGTAGTTAAACATACTGAAAGTGTTAACACAGAACTTGCAGGTGGCCGCACACGCAGTATTGGAAAGATATATATTGAAAGCGCAGACGGCGAGCGCTTCATATATCCATTTAAGCATCTAAGTGGTGCAAGAGCAATGGCACGTCACGTAGCAGAAGGCGGCAAACCATTTGATGACTTTGGTACACACATTGTTGGCTTATCAGAAGAAATGAATAAACTCCGCAAGTTTAAATCTTACATGGGCCGCAGTGCTGTAATGGCAGAAAGTTTAGCTGGGTATACTAGTGTAGTAAACGATCGTATTAAGTCAGTTAAAAAGACTATCGAAAGTCTACAAAAACCAAACTACTATGCAGAAGCATTTGGTTCTTTTGAAGTAGCAGTTATGGAAGATGTTCCTGCAGATGTTAAAGAAAACTGGATTGATCAATTAACTATCAAACAGTTTAACGAAGAACTATCAGATGTGTTTCCATACATCTACAAACTAGTAAGTGAAGCAACAAGAGCAAAAGAACTAACAGCTGAAGATTTACTAGGTGAGGCTGATACTGTCTCTGGAGTTGGCACAGAAGTGTCACCTGGCGGAGTTAAAGCGTATGAATCAGATATTAATAATGCATTTGAAGAAATGATGGGACAGTTTGCAGAATCTAAAGATGATGATTTTGAAGAAGGCAATGCATATGCACAAGCAGTGCAAAAGGCCAAAATGAACGGCAAGAAAAAAGGCGACAAGATTGACGGCCCCGACGGTGATGAAATTACACTTGAAAAAGAACAAAAGACACCAGTGACTGAATACATCCTTAGCATGTTCGATCGTGAAACAGGACAGTTTCCAAAAGGCGAAACAGCAATATTAACAGCAATAGAAAAAGACTACGGCGAACAATACATTAACCCGGCTAAAGCGTTTATCGAAGCAATCAATGCAAAGTACGAAGAACTTAATGCAGGCCCTGCAATACAGGAAATTGAGTTTGATGAACCAACTGCTGGAACTATGATGGAACCAACAGTCGAACAAGACGACGAACTAAACAGTATCCGTAGACTATCAGGCATATAAAATAAATTCAAAAATTCAGCAGATATCACTTGACGTCTGCTAAATATCAGTGTATAGTAGTAACTGTGCTATACACTTTAAGGCACTAGTAGCAATAACGCTACTGCACATAGGCAACATTTTAGGAGGCATTAACTATGGCATCATTAGCAGAAATCCGAGCAAAGCTCAAAGAGCAAGAATCACGCACAGGGGGCAATAATACCCAAGGCGGCGGTGATAACGCAATTTACCCATTTTGGAATATTAAAGAAGGCGAATCGGCAACGATGCGTTTCCTTCCAGATGGCGACACTGAAAACACTTTCTTCTGGAAAGAGCGTTTGATTATTAAACTTCCATTTGCAGGCATTAAAGGTGAAACTGATTCACGCCCTGTACAAGTACAAGTTCCATGTATGGAAATGTACGGCGAAGCATGTCCTATTCTACAGGAAGTTCGCGGCTGGTTTAAGGACGCTTCATTAGAAGATATGGGTCGTAAGTACTGGAAAAAACGTTCTTACATTTTCCAAGGGTTTGTAACAGAAAATCCCTTGCAAGAAGAAAAGCCAGAAAATCCAATTCGACGATTCATCATTGGTCCTCAGATCTTCCAGATCATTAAAGCAGCATTAATGGATCCAGACATGGAAGAATTACCAACAGACTATACTGCCGGCGTAGACTTCCGTCTTAACAAAACATCTAAAGGTGGATACGCAGACTACGGCACAAGTAATTGGGCACGTCGCGAGCGTCCACTGAGTGATGCAGAAATGTTAGCAGTTCAGACTCATGGATTGTATAACATGAATGACTTCCTTCCTAAGAAGCCAGACGACGTTGCTATTAAAGTGATGAAAGAAATGTTTGAAGCATCAGTAGATGGTGAAGCATATGATGCAGATCGTTGGAGCCAATACTTCCGACCAAGCGGTATGCAAGCTCGCACAGGCGATCCTATGAAAGTCGCAAGTGTGGGTGCAACTGCAACTAGCCAAAGTGCTCCAGTAGCACAAGCAGCACCTGCTCCAGTGGCACAAGCAGCACCTGCTCCAGTAGCACAAGCAGCACCTGCCCCGGCAGCAACTGGTGGTGCAGGCGACATCCTAGCGATGATCCGCGCACGTCAACAGCAGGCTTAATAAACAACACGGCTGGGGCCTCTGTGCTATAAGCATACGCCCTAGTTATCTTGGCTTTAAATAGGAGAAATAATGGCTAAATCATTTGATGTTAGTAAGTTCCGTAAGGACTTGACTAAAAGTATCTCAGGCGTGAGTGCTGGATTTAACGATCCTACTGATTGGATTTCAACAGGATCATACGCATTAAACTTGCTTATTTCAGGAGACTTTAACAAAGGTGTTCCGTTGGGTAAAGTAACTGTATTCGCAGGCGAATCAGGTGCAGGCAAGTCGTATTTTTGCAGTGGCAACATTGTAAAGAACGCACAAGAGCAAGGTATCTATGTAGTCCTAGTTGACTCAGAGAATGCACTTGACGAAAGCTGGTTGCATGCACTAGGTGTGCAGACTGGCGAAGACAAATTGCTTAAACTTAATATGGCAATGATTGATGACGTAGCAAAAACTATCTCAACTTTCATGATTGACTACAAAGCAATGAACGAAGAAGATCGTCCTAAAGTATTGTTTGTTATTGACAGCTTGGGTATGTTACTAACACCTACTGACGTCGATCAGTTCCAAAAGGGTGATATGAAGGGCGATATGGGTCGTAAGCCTAAAGCACTTACTTCATTAGTTCGTAACACTGTAAACATGATCGGCAGCTACAATGTTGGACTAGTTTGTACTAACCACACATATGCATCGCAGGACATGTTTGACCCAGATGATAAGATCTCAGGCGGTAGTGGCTTTATCTATGCATCAAGTATTGTTGTTGCAATGAAAAAGATGAAGTTAAAAGAAGACGAAGACGGCAATAAGATCACAGAAGTTATGGGTATCCGTGCAGGTTGTAAAGTAATGAAGACACGCTATGCAAAACCGTTTGAAGGTGTGCAGGTTAAGATTCCTTATGAAACTGGTATGAATCCTTACTCTGGTTTAGTTGAATTGTTTGAGAAGAAAAACTTATTGGTTAAGCAAGGCAATCGACTCAAGTATGTTGACTTAGCTGGTGTCGAGCATATCGATTATCGTAAGCAATGGAATGGTCCTAAACTTGAAATGATTATGTCAGAGTACAAAGAAAAAACAGCTACTGTGGTAAATACCGGTGAAGTTGTTGAAGATACAGCTGATTTAATCGAAGAAACTTTTGAGGAATAATCTATGGACGAGAGTCAAATTGTAGAAGTGTGGACTTTATTTAAAGAGTACATTGATAAAAAGAATCATGAACTTGCAGCAGAGCGGTTTGTTGATTTGCTAGCTGACTACGGCGTAGCAGATGACACCCTAACTAATACACTAGGTTCTGATGCGGTGCTAGACGGTGCAATTAATTACTTCTTAGATATCGACGAAGAAAATTTTGCTGATGACGATTCATGGGAAGATGAGGATTAATAATGGGCTGGTATTCAATCGTATCGCGTGACATTTCTAAAATTCCTGATGCAGTAGCGCATTATGAAAACGAACTGTTGTCTGCAAAACATGAGGTCAAACTCAAAGGTAATGTAGAACGTGCTGCGGCTGAAATGCCAGGCATTGTTGAACAACGCTTTAATCAACTCCAAGAGATCGAAGCAATCCTCAACTATTTAAATATCGAACTACGTAGATTGCGTAGTTCGTATTTTAAGAAATACCTCGAAAACTATCAACGAGCATTAAGCAGTCGTGACGTTGAAAAATACGTAGACGGTGAGGCAGATGTTGTTGACTACGAAAAGATTATCAACGAGTTTGCACTAATGCGTAACAAATGGTTAGGTTTACTAAAAGGACTCGATCAAAAACAATGGCAGATTACTAATGTTGTAAAACTTAGAGTTGCAGGAATGGAAGATGCCTCTTTATAATATTCTCATAGGATGCGATCAAGCATATTATGATGACTGGGCTGTGCCATTATTAAATAGTATTCATCGACATAACCCGCAATTATCTTTACATTGTCACATTGTAAATCCAACAGTTGAGAATTCTCTTGCTAACGTAAGTATTACTACTGAAACAAGAGAATTTTTAAACGACGAATCTAAAATAGCTTATCTACAAAGTGCTAGATTTGTTGCAGCCGATAGTAAATTTAGAAAAAACGAAAAAGTAATAATGATAGATGCAGATAGCATTTGCACTAGAACTATAAATGATATTGAATTTTCTAGACTATTTTCAAAACAGCACATACTACAACACCCTAAGGAAGCTAGGTGGCTAGCTGGGTTTGTAGTATTTCATGACACTGGATTTAGAGAAGAGTATATAAAAGAACTATGCAGCATTCCAGTAGACGACTGGAAGTGGGGCCGCGATCAATTAGTGTTAAACGCCCTAGCAGACAAATGTAATTATCAAGTATTACCTAGAACTTGGATGAGCATTGGTAAGAATAAAAGTAACAGTGTATTCTTAACTCTAAAAGGCGAACAAAAAACTACTGATAAGTACTTAGGTATATATAAAAAGTATAAGGAAAATATATGACAAATTGGTTAGATGCATGGGCTAGCAAAGAGCATGCTAAAAATAAAACTATAGTATTCAATGCATTGGATAGTTATATTAATAGTAACCCAGTATCTATATTAGATATCGGATGCGGATTAGCAATAGAATCAGAAATGTTCCAAAAGAAATATAATTCTAATTTGTTTTTATTAGACGGAGACTTTGACAACACTGCAAACAAGAACAGAGATACTAATTATGGTGCTACAGATTCTTTTAAATTTTATAATAAACTAGACACATTAAAAGAGTCATATTCTCAAAGAAATTTAAATTATACCTTTATTAATGCAGCAGATATTCAAGTAGACGCTAATGTTAAATTTGATATTGTATACAGTATAATGAGCTGTGGCTTTCACTATCCGTTAGGAACATATGCTAACCTAATTAAAAAACATACAACAAGTAATAGTAAAATTATTGTAGATATCCGTAATGGTAAATTAGATAAACAAGATTGTGATTTTGAGATTGTAGATACAGTACATTCTGGCAAGAAACATACTATGTATCAGATAAAATTCTTGTAATAAACTGCGTACATAAATAACTACATGAACAAAGTAGTATTAGTCACAGGCGGCTTTGATCCAAAGTTTGATAAATACTTGTATGTTTAAGAATAACAAATATACAAGATGGTATAACAGCATTATATCTAATAGAAAAAATAATCCTTTAGACATATCGGGTTATAAAGAGAATCATCACATAATTCCTAAAAGTTTAGGTGGCTCAAATAAAAAAGAAAATATAGTAGCACTTACAGCAAAAGAACATTTTATTTGTCATAGACTTTTGGTTAAAATGACAGAAGGTAACAATAAAGTAAAAATGTCGTATGCTATTAGAACAATGATGATTAGAGAAAATCCTTACCAGTCAAGATACAAAATATCGTCTAAAGGTTATGAATCTATAATTAAAGAAACTAGAGCAATAATAGGTAAATCACAAACAGGCGAAAACAATCCGTATTACGGAAGAACTCACTCTGATGAAGTAAGAACCTTAATGAAGGAAAAAAGAAAAATTCAAGATCCTCCTATGCTTGGAAAAACTCACAGCGAAAAAACAAAATCTAAACTTCAAATAGCAAATCAAAAACAATTTGAAGATCCTCAACAGATTGAGTTGCGTAAAAAAATAACAAAAGAGCAAATGAAAGATCCGGAAAGGCGTTATAAAGCCGGTAACGGAAAAAGAGGAAAGTCTTGGTATCATAATCCTGAAACAAAAGAGTGTTCGACTTTCTTTCCTGATAATGTACCAGATGGATATATAAAAGGAAGGATTATTAAAAAATGAAAGTTGTACTTTGCACTGGAGGATACGACCCACTACACTCAGGACATATTGCATATTTTAAAGCAGCTCGACAATTAGGAGATAAACTGGTTGTCGGGGTTAACTCAGATGCATGGCTTACACGAAAAAAAGGTCGTCCCTTTATGCATGGGGGCGATCGTATATCTATCATACAAAATTTAAAAATGGTTGAACATTGTCTATTGTTTGATGACAATGACAATTCATCTAAAGAAGCAATTAAAAATGTAAGGATGATGTATCCAGATGCACACATTGTGTTTGCAAACGGCGGCGATAGAACATCAGAAAATATTCCAGAAATGGACATCCAAGATGAAAATCTTTCGTTTGAATTTGGAGTAGGCGGTACTGACAAAATGAATTCAAGTAGTTGGATACTTGATGAATGGAAAACACAAAAGACAGAACGCGATTGGGGCTACTGGCGTGTGCTAGATGACAAGCCAGAAAAAGGTTACAAAGTAAAAGAACTTGTAATCTATCCCGGTAAAAGTTTAAGCGATCAAAAACATTTTAAACGTTCAGAACAGTGGACAATACTAGAAGGTGTTTGTAAGATGGACACTGAATATAAAAATATAAAACATAGTATATTGTTAACTGCTACTACACAAACTTATGACATAGGTGTTGAAGTATGGCACCAAGCAAGCAATCCCGGAACAGAACCTACTCACATACTTGAAATACAACAAGGAAGCAAATGCGTGGAGGAAGATATTGAACGAAGAAGTTAAACCACTAAAAATCTTTATCGGTTGGGACAGCCGCGAAGACATTGCTTATCAAGCATGTAAACAAAGCATATTAGATCACGCTAGTGTTCCTGTAGAAATTGTCCCACTAAAGCAAAAAGATTTAAAAAAACAAGAGTTGTATTGGAGAGACAAGGATAAACTTGCAAGTACAGAATTTACATTTACTCGCTTTCTTGTTCCTGAACTCACAGAATTTAGTGGGTGGGCATTGTTTATCGATTGTGATTTTATTGCACTAGATGATGTCAAAAACTTATTTGATCAGTCTGATGACAAATATGCAGTAATGTGCGCACAACACGATTATACCCCTAAAGAAGTTACTAAGATGGACGGCAAAGCACAAACAGTATATCCTAGAAAAAATTGGTCAAGTATGATGTTGATTAATTGCAGCCATCCTAGTAATAAAAAATTAACCAAAGATATAATTAACTCTGACACTGTTACAGGTGCATACCTGCATCGATTTAGTTGGCTTACTGATAAAGAAATTGGTAAAATTAGTCACGAATGGAATTGGTTAGTAGGTTGGTACAAAGAACCTAGAGACGGCAAACCTAAATTCTTGCATTATACTGAAGGCGGTCCTTGGTTTGACGAATACTACGATTGCGAATATGCTAGTGAATACTATCGTGCGGAAAGAAAATATCTTAATAATATAATTGATATTCAACGAGAAAATATAGTAAGTCTTAAACGAGAACCTAGAATTATAGAACACCTAACACTAGCAGATCATTTAAAAGAACCTATACAAGCATTAACATATGCGTCAATTGATCCAGAAGGCAAGTATTACGGATATACAGAGGAACAAGCAATGAAAATTATACAAAACAAATTTGCCGAAGGCAAATTGTCTAAAGCCGCAGCAATAGATAGCGAAGGCGGAATTAATTATATCGGTAAAGGTTTAAAATACGACGAGTACTTGCAAGCGTTTATGTTAGGGTGTAATGGCAGACTAAGTGACTGGAACAGTGAAGAAAGTAAACGCAATCCATTAATTATTAGAGGTCTAGGCGGTGGTAGTCGCAAAGCCATACAACATTGCTGGGAAACTGACAGAAACTTCTATGCAATTGATACAGGGTACTTCGGTAATGCAGGCAGCAAGACAAAAATTTGGCATAGGGTAACAAAAAATGCACTACAACAAACTGGACCTATTGTTGAACGAGACGATGCTAGATTACCTAAATTTAAATATAGGAAGTTTAAACACGGTTCTAAAATACTACTAGTTCCGCCTAGTGACAAAGTGATGAGATTGTTTGGGCAACCTGATCCGGAAATTTGGGTAGAAAACGTAAAACAAGAATTAAGAAAACATACGGATCGCCCTATTGAAATAAGACTAAAACCCAATAGAAGTGAACGCATCTCAACTAAGCCGTTAGAAGCAGCATTAGATGATAATGTACATTGTTTAGTAACATATAATAGTATTGCTGCATTAGAATCACTAGTGTACGGTGTTCCTGCAATTGCATTAGGGCCTAACTGTGCAACATCATTGTGTAATACAGAGCTATCAGAAGTTAACAATCTTAATCGTCCTACAGAAGATGAGATGTATACACTAATGAAACACCTCAGCTATTGTCAGTTTACTCGTGACGAAATGATGAATGGATATGCTTGGAGCATAGTTAATGAAGGTAGTTAGTTATTATAATGTTGTTCCTAGGGTAAACAAAAGTCAAGAAAAATTTGACATACTTACAAAGTTTATTCAAGGAGTAAATGCTGCTGGCGATACTGGTATATTATATACTGGTAATGATGTTGTTGACGCCGATGTAGGTGTAATACAAGGTTGGCAGCATCAACAAGGTAAAGCTGGGACACATTTACAATTAAGACAAAAAGTTATAGATACACAAATTAGATCTAACAAGCGTGTATGTGTTGCTGATGCAAACTTATTTTTGTATGCAAATAAGACTAATCAGCCTCATCATTATTTACGATATAGTTACAACGGTGTGTTTCCTAATACTGGCGTATACTTTGACGACACTCCCGATCCTCGTAGATGGCAACAGATTAGCCGTGATACTGGAATTACTTTAGAGCCTCAAAGAACAAAAGGTAAAAATATTGTTATATGTTTGCAGCGTCATGGCGGTTGGAGTATGGGTAGAATCTCAGTAGTAGACTGGACAGTAAAAACTATTCAAGATCTAAAACAACATACAGATAGAATTATTGTATTACGTCCGCACCCCAAAGATAATAAAGCAATAAAAACTTATCTTCCACAACTGCAACAAATATTTAAAAACGATCCGCAAGTAAAGATATCAAATCAAAATACTCCGTTAGAAGTAGATTTAAATAAAGCATGGGCAGTAGTTAATCACAACAGTAGTGCTATAGTAGGACCTGTTATACAAGGTTACCATGCATTTATTACAGACCCGGAAAAAAGTCAATGTGCAGATGTATCGCATGTAGGATTTGAAAATATAGAATCTCCGCAAGAGTTTGATAGACAAAAGTGGTTAGAAAGAATTAGTATGTTTCACTGGAAGTTTAGTGAACTTGAAGACGGCACTGCGTGGCGTCACATGAGAGAATATGTATGATAAAAATGTACGGCTGGTGGGGTCCTAGTAAACCTTATTTTGACTGGGGCAATGGTTTAGAACGTCACGGTGATGTCTTTACTATGCTAAACGGAGATCTTGACCCTAGTCTTGTAGCAAATGCTGATTGCTTCTATCAAACAAATATGATAAAGCCTAAATTCTTTGATGCTAAAAATAAAACAATTCGCGGTGACAAATATCTTTACATGAAAGAGTCAGGCAAACCTACTATAGTATCGGAAACTACTCCGTTCAGGCAGTATGGCGGATATATGAGATTTGGCTGGCATAGTTACGGATGGACTGATGCTAACTGTAACAACGATAATGTAGGTCCAGAACGATGGAACAAGTTTGAAAAAAGAACTGGAATAACATTTAAAGATTGGCACAGTCCAGGAGACTATGTACTATTAATGGGGCAAAAAGAAGGCGACAGTGCTTTAATAAATCTTTTTAATCAAGGTAAGAATTTCCATCAATGGGTACTAGAAACTATTATTAAAATACGCAAACACACAGACAGACCTATTGTATTTAGGCCTCATCCAAGAACTGCAATTAGGGGTGTTAAATTATTAGAAAGACTTATTGAAAAGGAAAATCTTTCTAATGTTAGAATCACACAAAATTTAACAATAGGCGGAAATCAAGGCGGCGAAGGATTAAATAATGATCTCAATAATGCTTACTGTGTAGTAACTTACAATAGTCTTAGTGGTGTAGAATCTGTTATTAACGGCATACCTGTATTTGCACTAGATGATGCGAGTATGGTTTATCCTGTTGCATACAAAGATTTAAGTAAAATTGAAAATTTAAACTACAATATAGACTTGCAAGATTGGAAGAACAAGATTGCTTATACTATGTGGAACAAACATGAAGTTAGCTCAGGTGAGTGCTGGGGACATTTAAAGGAGGTATATTTTAAATGAAAATTGAATTCGGATGTGGAGAAAAGCCTACTAAAGAAGGATTTAAGACTTGTGATATAAGAGATTTGCCTGGCATTGATTTTGTTTGTCCATCTTGGGAAATAGATAAGCACGTTGAAAAAAGTTCAGTGGACGAAATCTTTAGCAGACATTTCTTTAAACATTTAACATTTATGCAAGGCGAAAAACAATTAGAAGTATGGCATGATATTTTAAAACCTAATGGGGTTTGCGAAATGATGTTACCTAACATGACGTATCATATTCAACAATGGATTAATAGATCTAACGAAAGAGAAATTAGTCATGCAATAGCAGGATTCTGGGGATGGCAAAGAGGAACATTTGACGAAGTATGGGATGTTCATAAGAGTGGTTATGACAAAGAGTTGTTAACTAAACTAGTAGAAAAGCAAGGGTTTGTAAATATACAAAGTCTTGCTAAACCTAAATCAAAACATTTACATTTAAGATTTTATAAAAAATAATCCGTTTGTTTTCACAAACTGTTTCTTAATCTGATTAGCAAATTTCCCTTCAGTATTCATAGTTGATACTTCTCTAATCTTGTTAGTATATTCAGGACTATGATTAAATCCGTAATCTTTAAATATATCAATCCAATATTCTGCTGGCTTTAAGTTTACATGATGGTGTCCTGGTTTTTCGCTGTATATCATAACTACATACTTTGATCTTTGAAAATCTTTTATATAATTAGGAATATATTTCTCTTCTACATGTTCAACAAATTCGCAACTCCAAGACATGTCGAACTTTTGATCAAATACTGTAGGTCCTGATGTATAATCATGTATAATAAAATTATTTCCTTTTCTAGGTACTGTAAAGTCTCCGTCGATGCCCACTGACTCTAATCCCATTTCTTCTGCTAGGTTTACCATGCCTCCTGGGCCACAACCTATATCTATAAAAGATTTAAGATTAAATTCTTTGATCATAAAGTTAAGAACACCTTCGTCTAAATGAGTCCTATTTTTATGTCCGCCTAAATGATTTGATAATAAATTCATTTCCAGTACTCCTCGGTTCTATTAACCATTATATCAGACTTCTTGCTCTTGCCTTGATCCTTGCGTCCACCCTTCATGTGATCTATCCATTTACCTAGTGGACCGTTAATTAACGGATGTCCGCCGCCGCCTGTTATTGCTTCTTTAAGATACATGTCTGCACTATAATCGTGTGATGGAAATTCTCTATACTTTTGTAGTAGCACACCAAATACATAACTGTCATGCCATTCTTCTAGTGTAAAGATTCCAGTTTCGGCTTCTTCATACATACGTTCAAAATCTTTTAGAAAACTATGACACACAGGATGATTTAAATTCATACCATAGAATCCGCACTCGGGCCATGTCTGGCTTCCTTTGCCTCTACCAACATATGTAATATAAGCGTTCTCAGGAAGCAATTCTTTGAACTGTTCATAACTCCAATCGCTATGTACAAACGTATCCGCATCCATCCATACACACCAGCCTTTACTGCGTTCACAGGCGTCATACACAGCGTATGTCTTATTAGCAAATCTTACTGCATCCCATTTAAACTCTTTACTCCAATCGCGACGTGTGTGACGCTGTGGCTCCTTACTAACATCGCCGTTGGCTTTAGGAACATCTTTCCATCGTTCCTTAAATGAATTTAGTTTAGGTAATACTTGCTTTGCATCTAGTATTTCTATTCTACTTGGATCAGGATTAACTGGCTTACAATCTTCTGCATACACTAATAGTTTAATTCGTTTATCGACTTTTGCAGCAAAACTATCTAAAAATCTTTGGCCATACTTTGTTAATCCTGCTAGATGAAATGTTGTAACCACTGTTATTACTGACATGATGTTCCTCTGTTAAATATGTTATATGGTATTTAACAGATGAAATTTAGTTTATGGACACAATATGGCGCACTTAATAGCAAGCCAGTGTTTGATGCATTTGCACATAGTTGTATAAAAGCAGGACATAGTGTTGTATACAATGATTATAATGCCGATGTTAATGTTATTTGGAGTGTCTTGTTTAATGGACGTATGGCACAAAACAAACACATATGGGAACAAAAGAAACCTACTATAGTACTAGAAGTAGGCGGCATACAACGAGGAACAACTTGGAAGGTAGGACTAAATGGAATCAACAGAGATGCTTACTTTGGTGAGCAAAACAATGATAGGTCTCGGGCTGATCACTTGGGATTGGTTTGTAAACCTTGGCGATCCAACGGCGATTTTATTCTAATATGTGGACAACACGATAAGAGTCTACAGTGGCAACACATGCCTCGAATGAGTAACTGGTTATTAGACACTGTAAAAACAATACAAAAACATACTGATAGACCTATCGTATTTCGCCCACATCCTCGATGTCCATTACCGGATATTGAGAAAGAATTTAAAAACGTATATCGGCAAGTTCCAAACAAACTAGCAGGAACGTATGACGACTTTGATATGAAGTTTGATAATATACACACTACTGTAAGCTACTCTAGTAACCCGGGTGTGCATAGTATCATTAACGGTGTTCCAGCGTTTGTAGGCACCAGCTCGTTAGCGTATGAGGTTGGCAACAACATAGACTTCCTACACAATATAGATACTCCGCTCATGCCTGATCGAACACAGTGGCTTAACGACTACGCACACACTGAATATACCGTGGAAGAAATTTCACAAGGCATTCCACTTAACCACTTGACAGATAAGCTGTAATACGTTATACTACTAGTATGACTGAGAAAACAATTGAATCATATCTTGAATTATTAACTGGGTTTGACGGTAATGAAACCTTCACAATCCAGCCTAGTGATTTTACCATACTCAATAGTATTGCACGACAAGTGCATAAAGGAGTCGGGTTAACTGATAGACAGTATGAAGTAGTAAAAGAAAAACTACTATCCTATGCTGATCAATTTACAGCATTAGAATATCCAATACACGAAGCAATCAAAAATACTCGTATACCTATTAGGCATATCGATAGGGCTCGATGGATTCGCACAGCCTTAATTAAAGATCAATTATATATCGGTGTTCGATTTACATTCAATAAAAAATTAATATCAGCGATAGAAGTTCTTTCTAACATAGAAGAAAGAGGACTATATAACACCGTTGAAAAAATACATTATTTTATTTTTACCGAAATTAATCTACATAAAGTAATAAATGAATTAAAAGATAAAAGTTTTGAAATAGAGTTAGAACTACAAGAAAGATACAATTTATTGGAAATGATGCATAACAACAAAAACAATTATATTCCCGGTATATACGGACTTAAATTACAAAACTTACACACTAAAGCAATAGATTATATGATATCGTCTGTCGGAAATCCTGATGTTGATAATCTAGCACTGTATAAAGATAGAAGCCAACTATTTGGTATTAAACATTTTGACGAAGGTGATTTAAATAGCAGCATTAATAAACTAACAACACTTAGTCAAAAAATTGTAAAAAGAACACGCCCGCTTATATTAGTTAACAATACTGAACATACATTTGATAGAGTAGCAGAGTCTCTACTAGAACTTAATAGATATCCTTTATTGGTTTGTTTGAATGACGGCAATGATTTTAGTAGTTTACAAACAGTGCATTATAGTTTTAGAAATATTTTTGGCAACAATGACTTCTGTACACTCTACAGAAAAGAAAATGATGTTGCAGAAAATATTGAATTTAATCAATATATTAAAGACAATAATCTGAACAATCCTCTTGCAATTAATTCTAAAATAGTGTATACTAATATTAATAAGATGTCAAAGACATTACTAAAATCTAGTTGGCGTCCTCAGGCAGCTATACTAATGGGGAGTATTCGTTCTACTAAGATGGATACATATTTACAAGAATTAGATTTAGTTATTCATTATGACACTGATATTAGTCCGTTTAAAAAATACAGTACACCACAAGTAATAGAGAAAATTTAATGGCAAGTTGCAGATTAATTATTGAAGACGAAGTCAATATTAAGCTAGAAGGCTTAGAGGTAGACGTTCGACGTAAAATTGCAAACGCATTAAAGTTTGAAGTGCCATATGCAAAGCACATGCCTCAGTATAAACTAGGACGATGGGACGGTAAAGTTGCTTTCTTTGGTATTGGCGGCTCAGGCTATGTTAATCACCTTGATGTTGTTTGTGATATTTTACAAAAAAATAATGTCGAAATTGTAGACATCCAAGACAATAGGCATCCTATTACTTTAAACTTTACTCCAGTAACAGAAAGCTACTGGGCTGATCAAGATGTGCGTTGGCCTAAAGGACACCCAGCAGAAGGTGAGCTTATTATGTTGCGTGATTATCAAGTAGAAGCAATTAATAATTTCCTTGCTAATCCACAGAGTCTGCAACAGATTGCAACTGGAGCAGGTAAATGTCGAACTTATGATTCTACAATGGATATAGATGTAGGTAATTCTGAGTTTGCTGAATATTTGCTAAATAATAGTAAGAAATAGCAACTGGAGCAATTCTATGAACGTAGCAACTTTTTGTAAAACATATCAGCGAAAAATGTGGAAGTCGATGATTACTAGGAAAAAATTAGATTTCACTTTATTGGATGTAATAACGTTGAATAATGAGCAACTTTATTACATACCGTATAATGGATATCATAAATTTACAGTAAGTACTTCACAATGCTTAAAGTGTAATGCAGCGCTAGTTATCGGATTTAGAAAAGATGAGTTTATAGTATCAACATGCAAATGTTCAGCAGATAACAAGAATTATGCTACTTTAGAAAAGTTATCAACTGTATTTCCTGTAAGTGAAGCAAATGACGTATTATCATCATTTGCAGAGCGAAAAACACGGAATTTACAAAATGTACTAACTCATTGGACATCGCGCGGACATACTCACGAGGACGCAGTACAATTAGTGTCAGACGTACAAGCGAGTCGATCGTCACTGTCACCTGCTGCACAGAAAGGTGCACGGGGGTATTCGATGAGAACCCCCGAATACTGGATTAAGCAAGGGTATTCTAAATCAGACGCTGTGCAGAAAGTAAGTAATCTTCAAGTTACAAACGGCTTAGAGTTTTATGTTAACAGATATGGCACTGATGAAGGCAAAGTACAGTACGATAAGCGAATGACAGAATGGTTAACATCATACACTCGTGCTATGGAACTAGATCCTACAATTAATGAAAGAAAAATGGTCGGGTTTTGCAAAGCATCAAAAGAGTCGTTAACCGTGTTAATGCCAGTCTATGAAAAGTATAACGATAAAATTCGTATATACTTAGGCATTGACGGAAATACTGAATATTTTTTGCGCGACGACGATAGTATACGATTTTATGATTTTACGATACCCGAGCTTAAAATAATTGTTGAGTTTAATGGATCTAAGTTCCATGCTAATGCAGAGTTATTATCTGAGCAACAACTGCTAGAATGGAAGAGCTTATTTTCAAATGAATCAGCAGACTTGGTTATTGCAAAGGATACTGTAAAGCGAAAAATAGCAGAATGTCACGGATACACATTGTTAACAATTTGGGATACTGACGACGTTGACCAAGCAATTACTAAAATTACAAATTTAATAGAAGAAAAACTTAATGAAATTTAACATACCAATAGGGGAACTAGCAGAGTCGATTGCGGAGTACAAAGGAGTACTATTAAACGATAACTGCGAAATTAATATTAAAGATCTTGATTGTAAAGTTAATACACCATCAGGAACTGCTACTATTAATATTATAATTAAAAAAGAAAAGTTAGAAGGCATAAAACTATTACTTGCAAATGGTATAGAAATAAAGTGTGCTAATAAGCATATATTAAGATATAATAATGCAGACGTATTTGCAGATTCATTAGCAATTGGCGACTCGGTAGAAACTATTAACGGGAATGTTAAGGTTAGTAGTATTAACAATATTGACGATACTACATTTTACGATATCGGAATAGATGCACCGTACTTATATTATGATGCAGACGGAGTATTACATCATAATACAATTACTACAGCAACATTATCGCACATGGTTGAGCCGTACGGTCGTAGTTTAGTTATTGTTCCTAACAAATCACTAGTTGAACAAACTGAAGAAGACTATATCAATTGCGGGCTTGACGTTGGAGTGTACTTTGGCGACAGAAAGAACCTAGGTAAGACTCACACTATTTGCACTTGGCAGAGTTTGAATATTCTTGACAAGAAGAACAAGGACGGCAGCGCAGTGTTAAGTCTTGCAGAGTTCCTTGAAGGTGTAACCGCTGTTATTGTTGATGAATGCCACCAAGCCAAAGCAGAAGTGCTAAAGAACTTGCTTACACGCAACTTGCGTAACGCTCCTATTCGCTGGGGACTAACTGGTACAGTACCTAAAGAAAAGTTTGAGTTTGAAAGTATTCATGCTAGTCTTGGTCCAGTGATTGGAAGTATCACTGCTAAGTCATTACAAGATCAGGGTGTACTATCTAAGTGTCATGTTAATGTATGTCAACTAATTGATGTCGTTGCACACAGTGATTATCAGAGCGAATTAAAATATTTAACATCAGACACAGCTAGACTACAATACATTGCTAAGATGATGAACAAGGTATCACAAACAGGTAACACACTAATTCTAGTAGACAGGATTAGTGCAGGCGAAACTCTTCGAGACTTAATGCCTGGCAGTACTTTTGTAAGTGGTGCTGTAAAAGTTAAAGACAGGAAAGAAACTTATGATACAATTCGTGAAGGAACAAATGAAGTCATTATCGCAACCTACGGAGTTGCATCGGTGGGACTTAATATTCCTCGTATTTTTAATCTTGTTCTTCTTGAACCTGGCAAAAGTTTTGTAAGGGTAATCCAAAGTATTGGTAGAGGCGTTCGTAAGGCAAAAGACAAAGACTTCGTACAAATATGGGACTTGACATCAACATGCAAGTTTGCGAAGCGGCACTTGACTCAGCGTAAGAAGTTTTATGCCGAAGCACAGTATCCTTATACAATTGAAAAAATTGACTGGAATTAAATGAAAATATTAACATTAGATAACGAATGCTTTATGCTTAACAATCTTCCTGATGAGCTCGACGAAGATGTACGCTTTAGTGTATTAGACAATAGTGATCCTAAAGATCCAGATTTCTTTTTTGTACCACTTATCTTTCTAGAATCATTTAGCGCTCCTGCTATTGTATTAGAAATTAACGGACACGAAGTAATGATGCCAGTCGATTGGCATATTGCAGTAGGCGATGCTCAAAGTGGTAACGACTTAGAAGTACTACCACTAACTAGTATTAATGATAGAGGGTTTGAAGTATTTCTTTTTAATCCTTTAAAAAGTTTCAAATTTGACTTTGGTACATTAAAAGTTGTAAATTTTTACAATGATGTAAAGTGGTACTTTCCTAAAATGAAAAACGGACAACTACTAAGTGTTCCTATTACGGATGGCAAGAATCCATTGTGTGCATTTTTTGTAAAAGATATTAGTAGACAAAGTGAAACAATAGATTTTACTATGCTAATGTAAGGAAACAATATGAGTATTAAATCAGGAAAAATTTGGGGATCAACAGAGTTGATTCACGCTAACGGTGTACTAGAGTTTCATCGTATCAAGTTCAAAGCAGGATATAAATGTTCAGAGCATGAACACGAATTTAAATGGAACGGGTTCTTTGTAGAGTCGGGCAAGATGATTGTGCGTGTTTGGCACAACGATCAAGGATTAATTGATGAAACTATTCTTGAAGCAGGCGACTTTACACAAGTTAAACCAGGTAAGATTCATCAGTTCGAAGGTGTTGAAGACGGAGTAGCATTTGAGTTGTATTGGGCAGAGTTTAATCACAATGACATCAAGCGACGCTCATCAGGAACAGCAGTTGGCTAGGATGATCCCCGGTGAAGCATTGATATATGAGCGGAACGACAACGTTGTGTATGCTCGTTATCGAGATGCTCCTCACAATAAAATTCCCCGTTGGATCATCGGCGGTGACCCTGCTGGTATTGCAAGAGCACAGGGCGATCTGTTGTGTTATCAAGAATGGCAAGAGCTGTGCGAACTAAGTTTAACATATCCAACTATAAAAAAACTATTAGATAAGTTGGTAGTAACTTATTATACAGTGAAGGAAAACAAATGAGATTAGTTGCATTTGGTTGTAGTAATACTTACGGGCAAGCATTGCCTAATACTACAAAGATTTTGAAAAAGTAATTGATGATATCGTTTGGTATTCATTTGACAAATTTAATTAATTAGTGTAAAATATAAACATGAGTGATAAGAAACTTCCAACTAAAGACATACTTGCAGCAGTTGACATGAACGCAAAAAGCGTTTGGAAAGAATTGTCTGATGAAGAAAAGAAGCAAGTTAGCTTTTGGTTGCTAAACAGATATGTAAGTGCTGTACAAGGTAATAGAGAAGCACAAGAGCTTGCTGTGTTTAAAACTAATGAATATTATAACAAACACTTTAACGACATTGGCGTTGGCAAAGAGAACGGACATCAACATCTAATGTGGCAGCTATTGTGTGCAAGTGGAGCAACAGGTAAGATCGAATACCATCCTTATATTGGCTTTAAGAAAAAAGAAGCCGGTAACAACGCAGCAATTAAATTGTTATCTCAAGTATATCCTAATATGAAAATGAAAGAGGTAGAACAACTTGCTGGAATATCTACAAAAAAAGAACTTAAACAACTCGCAGAAGATTACGACATTGATATCAAGCTCTGAGAAACCATACGTTTGCGAATATTGCAGAACAGGATATAGCCGTGAGAAAACTCTCATAGTACATATGTGTGAGCAAAAACGTAGAGCTTTACAAAAGGGCGAGAAGCGAGTACAGTTAGGTTACATTGCATTTAATCAATTCTATAAATTAAGTGCTGGGTCAAAGAAAGATAAAACATACGAAGAGTTTTGCAAGAGCAGTTACTATAATGCATTTGTAAAGTTTGGTAGTTTTGTATCAAATGTAAAACCGTTATATCCTGAGAAGTATATCAATTATGTAGTAACGTCAGGGGTTAAACTTGACCAATGGTGCAGAGAAGAAATGTATGAAGCATATGCAGTTGAGCTAATTAAAAAAGAAGGTGTTGAAACTGCCCTAGAGCGCAGCGTTAATACTATGGTTGAATGGGCTACTGAAAACAACAGCGTGTGGAATCATTATTTTAACTATGTAAGTTTGAACAAGGCAGTGTGGAATATTAGAGACGGAAAGATTAGTCCGTGGTTGGTTCTTAATTGTAAGAGCGGAAAAGAATTATTAGGTAAGTTTAATGACGAACAATTAAGTATGATATATAATATTGTTGATCCGCAGCATTGGGCTATGCGATTTAAGAAACAACCCACTGATGTACAACTTGTTAAAGATGTAGCTAAGGAAAGTAATTTGTGAAAATTTTAATATTTGGATTGCCCGGAAGCGGTAAGAGTACACTAGCAGAACCGTTTGCTAAACTAGTAGGCGGCATATGGCTTAATGCAGATGCAGTACGCAAAGAATACGACGACTGGGACTTTACTCCTGAAGGTCGAATGCGGCAAGCAATGCGTATGAAATTCTTAGCAGACGGTGTTGTTAAGGCAGGCAAGATTGCTATTGCAGACTTTGTTTGTCCTACAGAAGCAGCTCGAGCGGAGTTTAATCCAGACTTTACAGTTTGGATGGACACAATTAAAGCAGGTAGATTTGAAGACACTAACAAGATGTTTGAGAAACCTGACAACTTTAATTATCATGTTGCTAAATGGTTTAATGACACACACCTACAACTTATGCAAGTTATAACTTCTTACATGAAACACAATGGACTCAAATAAACGAAGCCTTACTAAAACAATTACTTGGAGGTTCACAGGAAGCGGCGCAACGTTTGTAATTTCATATTTGATATTAGGAAATATTACCGCAGCGGGATCTATTGCATTAATTCAGCTTGTTGCAAATACCTTGTTATATTATGCTCATGAAAGAATTTGGAATAAAATAACTTGGGGACAAAATGTTTGATTATAAAAAACCTACAACACAGATGCTAGGAAGATGGCACGATATGATAAATAACTTTGTAATGGAGAAGGTTATGGACTCATTTGTATATCGTTGGACAAACAAGACATCGAATAAGATTTATATAGGATTCCACAAAGGAACAGAAGACGACGGCTATGTATGTTCTTCGGGATCTGAAAAGTTTTGGAACGATTTTAATAATCCTGATTATATTTGGGAGAGAGAAATTCTACACAAAGGCCTGATGAAAGAATGCCAAGAAGTTGAAAATAGAATGTTAAATGAATTGGATATTACATCTGAAAATGTATATAATCAACGAAATAATATAATGTTTAATTTGGACGACGAAGTAAGAAAAAAGTTAAGTGAAGCCGCAAAGAAAAGAAATCAAAATCCTGAGTATATAGAAAAACTAAGACAAGCATCTCTGGCATTATGGAAAGACCCTGCTCACAGAGAAAGAATTAAACAAACACAAACAGGTAAATCTGTAAGTGAAGAAACAAAACAAAAACTACGAGAAGCAAATCTAGGAAAGAAACAGTCGAAAGAAACAATCGCTAAAAGGGTTGAAAAACTTAAAGGCCATACAGTCGCTGAAGAAACTAAAAGAAAAATATCAGAAAGTTCTAAAGGTAAAGTAGTTAGTAAAGAAGTATTAATGCGACAATATGGAATATGCACCCCATATGGCGAGTTTGAAAGTATTTTGGCATTTGTAAGATATACAAAAGAGCACAATATAAGTAAATTGAAATGGAAAGGGTCGGTAGTTAAAAAACTAAAAGATCCTACGCAACTCGAATGGAGATATTTAAATGAGTAAATTTAGCTGGCAGGCACCTTGTAGCCAAATGCTCGGCAGATTTCAGCCATGGCATCCTGGCCACACTGCACTATTTAAAAAAGCATTGCTAGAGACTGGACAAGTTTGTATTCAAATTCGTGATGTTGGCGGCATTGTTGGAACTGACGCTGGCGCTGATAGAACTGCAACAAAACAAGACGACAATCCTTTTGAATTTGAAACTGTAAAGAATAATATTATTGCTGCATTGTTTAATGAGGGCTTTACATATAACAACGAATATGTTATAATGCAAGTACCAAACATTGTAGATATTAGTTATGGTCGTGGCGTAGGATATACATTTACGCAACATGACCTAGGCGAAGAGATACATAATATAAGTGCTACACAAATTAGAGCACAACTAAGAGAACAAGGTAAACTATAATGCCTGATTTGCGAGCATTGCGGAAAGCAAATAACAAAACAAAATTATTTGCGTTGGCACGGCGCAAAGTGCAAGGAGGCGTAAATGGATATTGATATAGACTTTGCTGACAGAACAATTGTGCTTGCACAACTCAAGCACCGTGTTGCTAAACTTGACTCAGACAAGAAGCATAACACAGGAGTCTATGCAACTGAAATTCCACACAACCCTGTAGACAACTTAGCCACCGTTGACTACAAGACTGCTGAAGAACGTGGCTACTTTAAACTAGACTTTCTAAACGTCAGCATCTATAAAGATGTTAGAGACGAAACACATTTAACAGAATTAATGGAGAAGGAACCACTATGGCAACTATTGGAGCACGAGGACTTCAGCGAAAAAGTATTTCATCTGAACGGGCACGGCGCACTATTGAAGCAATTGAAACCTACATCGGTATCACAGTTAGCAGCGACGCTGGCGATCATTCGTCCAGCCAAGAGACATCTAGCGAACGAAAGCTGGGAAAAGATAATGCAGGGAGTTTGGACTAAGCCGACCAACGGCGAGTATTACTTTAAGAAGGCCCACGGTATTGCCTACGCAGCAGCTTGTGTTGTACACATGAATTTAATATGCGAACAGTTGTCTACCTAACTTTGCGTATCAGCTGTACACTTTTACGTTTGATACGTTTAAAATTTAGATCGTTTAGATTAACACACGGTCCTATTGTTACTCTAACATCCTTGCTGTTCATAGTCATCATTGCATAACTAAATGCCTGCATTTCTTTTATTAGGAAAATGTTTATAGGCAGCATCCTATTTGACTCCCACCACCAAACATTGCCCATTTCTAAAAATGCTTCCTTCTCTAAGTTAGTCTTTAACGAGGTGAATATATACATGCTGGTTATATATGCATCTTGATTTGCAATGATGCCGACGTACTCGTTGCCACCATAAGTGACTACGCTGATAAAGGGGAAGTTGTTTTCAATATCTTTTAATAACATATTTCTCGATAAATACTAGATGCAATTAACACCTAGATATTTAGTCAATAACAGAACGACCATTATTACTAATGACGCAGGATTCATTACGGAGTACAGACCAGTGTATCAAAGACATATAAACGTATATAGAGGCATTGACAATGTGCTTGATTTTAAAATACTCAATGCTGATCAAAAGCCAATTGACATTACAAACTATACACCCAAGTTCCAAGCGTTTGATGAAAATAGATTATTAGTAATTGAACACAACGGCGAACTTATTACCGGCGACGATAGCGCTCCTACTAGAGGACTATTCAAAGTTACAGTTACTGACAACGATCTATTAAACATTGATCAACAATATCTTTCTTACAACGTACACCTTATAGACAACACCACTAATGTTCCAGTGTTAACTTATTCAAATACTAATTTTGGAATGAACGGAACGATCTATGTAAGTGAAACAGCATTTCCAGGGCCCGCAGCCGCAACTAGCATTATTACTTTTACTGAAGATAATAGTGTATGGAATAGCGAATCAACTAACGCACAGCCAGGTATAAACGGCAACGATGCATTACATACTGCTGTAGTATACACTGACAGTTATATTGGTAATGTAGTTGTCCAAGCTACGTTAGAAAATCAAGTTACCGGCACAACAGTTTGGACAGACATTACAACTATAACACTTGTCGGAACTGAAACAGAACCTACACCTGTAAACTTTAACGGAGTGTTTAGTTTTGTAAGATTCCAAGCATCAGCAGATCCTGCAGATAAAATAACAAAAATTTTAATAAGGAATTAAATGTCTACTCTAGTTATAACTACGTTTTCAGAAGACGGTTACTACTTGTATGGGAAAAAATTAATTGAGACTTGGCAACAGTATTGGCCAGCTAGTGGATACACATTACGAATATATGCTGAGCATAATTTAGTAGTTGACGATCCAAGGATTGAAATAATTAATCTAAATGACGTAAGTCCAAAGTTACTTGCATTTAAAAAAAATTGTAACATTAGTCTTGAATCAGAAACTAACAAAAAGTTAATTCATAAAATAGAAAAGACAGTAAAGTGGTGTCATAAAGTTTATGCAATCGAACATGCATTACACAGCAATCACGATTATCTTATATACTTAGACGGAGACACTTATACTATAAACAATGTCCATCCAGGGGCATTAGAATCATTATCAGAAAAATGTTTGTTTAGTGTACACTTTGAAAGACTAAAAGGTATGGCACACTATGAAACTGGATTACTTATATTCAACAAGCATCATGAACAAATAGGTGACCTAAAAGAACATATTACTAGTGCATACGACACTGGCGAAATATTTGAACTTCCTAAGAGCTGGGACGGTTTTTGGTTTGCTATACTGCACGAGCGTAGAGGATATCAAGTTAGAGATCTTGCTGGCGGAAAATTTAGAGGAGTCTTTACTAATCCAGTTGTAAAGAAGATCCTTGTGCATCTAGCAGGAAACGACAAGTACGAAGGCCAAGGCTTTAATACATTTTCTGGTAAAAAAATACTCCAAAACTGATTGACACATGGATACATTAATGCTATAATAATAGCATGAGTATTGTTTCTGACATTATAACAACACACTTGCCTGGCTTAAAAAGTCAAAAACATATGAAGTAACATTTCCAGACGGTCATACAGAAGTTGTAAAATCATTTAGAGGATGGTGCAAGGATAATAATTATCCTTATTATAAACTGTATAATACTATTAGAAATAACAAGCCGTCAAAAGATGGATGGCAAGTGCGGATAATTGAGGATTAAATGTCAATAGTTTCGGATGTATTAATTGCATATTATACACAAGGTAGTAAAGTAAAAACTACACCAAGCGGTTGGATGTCAAGAAATGCGCCCTGCTGTCATCACAACGGCAACACTGCTGACACTAGAGGTCGCGGCGGACTTATCTCAGAAGGTGATACTGTTAGCTTCCATTGCTTTAACTGTGGATTCAAAGCCAGCTGGCAACCCGGGCGCGGTGTTAGCAAAGGACTGCGTCTGCTACTTGTTTGGTTAGGTGCACCTGATGATGCAATCAACAAGCTGACACTAGATGTAATGCGCATCAATGAAGGTGTAGAAGTAAAGCAACGTAAGATTGATATTCCTACATTTGAAACTGTGCCATTACCGCCCGATGCTGTTAAGGTATCAGATATTACTGAGTTTAATAAGTTCAGCATGGCTATCTTAGAATACATGGCTGTGCGTAACCTAAACTTAGACGATACAGATTACTATTGGAGTCCTAGCTTGGGCTATCGTGATAGACTGATCATTCCGTTCTACTACGAGAAACGTATTGTAGGTTGGACTGCTAGAACTATTATAGCAGACAAACAGCCCAAGTACCTTACAGAAACGCAGCCGGGCTTTGTGTACGGACTAGACGAGCAAGGGCATAACAAGGTGTTTGCTATTGTATGCGAAGGCCCAGTAGACGCTATTCACATAGATGGGTGTGCGCTTACCGGAAGTGAAATTGGCGATCAACAAGCACTGCTAATTAATAGACTAGCTAAAGATATTTACATTGTACCGGACAGAGACAAAGCAGGTAGCAAACTAATTGAAGCTGCTATCGAACGCGGATGGGGTGTTAGCTTACCGGAGTGGGATGCTGACATTAACGATATCGGTGACGCTGTGGCTAAGTACGGCAGACTATATACATTATAC